CAAAAAGATTTTGTGTGTCTCTTTGTCCTCTTTGGGGCAATAAAGGTTCCAAAAAAGGCAAGAGCATGATAATACGCTTAATAAACACAGCGTTTGCGTCTGCTCTGTCTTTGGAAGCGGAGACAACCAAGACCTTTAGCTGTGGGTCTTTCCACAACCGCCATACCGTATAGGCACAAGTCAGGAAAGACTTAGCAACCCCACGGAAGCCCTCAATGATAAAGCGGTCTCCAGGTGGGGTCATTAAGTATTTTGCTATGTCATATTGAATGGCAGTGGGGGCAGGAAGACCAATACTTTTCCAGACCATAAAGACAAAGACACGAAAATCTTTGCCTGCTTCTGTTATTTGTTCTTCTGTCCACACTCTTTATCACCCCATGTCTTTAAAGATGGGAATTACTTCGGTTGCCTGTTTCTTTAATTCCGCCATTCCCTTAGTTTCTGGTGTAGTCTTCATATCGTTTTCTTTAAGAAACTTTCGTACCTTATCCAGAAAAGCGGGGTTCTTTCTTAGCTCTTTGTCTTTCAAGCCTTCAAGCAGTGCAGTGACTTCCAATTCTGCTATCTGGTCTATCAGCTTTTCATCAATTTTTATCATGCGTTATGCACCCCATAATCATCGTAAGCTTGCAATGTGTTTGCATCAATAATAGACAAAACTTTATTTGCATAATCAGGGTCGGTTGCATAGACACTCCCCATAGCATAGACAAAGGAGGCCACATCAAAGGTGTTGCTCCAAATTTGCCATGCTTCCGCATATGCGGGTTCTTCAGCCATCAAGATGCACCAGTCTTCACAGGCTTCTTCCAAAGAATTGTAGTCCTGGAAACGGTCTTCAATCGTATAATAGCCGTAAGTATCAGACCACTCCTGCGTCTCTGTGACAATATAGGGGCCTGTCCCGTTCCATTTGCGGCCAAAGATGTTGTAATCACCAATTACATATCGCCCCCAGCCGCTCTCAAGGGCCCCCTGTGCAATCAATACGGATGCAGGAAGGTTCCATTTATGTGCCACTGCGGCCGCTTTAGGTCCTAACCAGTTAATAAATTCATCAGGTGTCATGCATGTCTCCTTTCTTCTTTAATGGCTTTATACATCTTGTATAGCAGCCAGCCAATTTGAATTATTGTATAAATGCAGGTCAGAATATAGACCCACTCGTTCCAAGAAAAGCCCATAAAAGTCGAAAAGGTCACACCAGCTGAAGGTGTAACCTTTATAACATCATTTCTAAATGTTTCTGTTCTCAAAATTTTACCACCAATCTGGATGCAAAAAGTAAGCATAAAAATAAAAACCAAAATGTAATCATATCATGATATCGCATATGTATACCTCCATGTTTTATTTGTTAATGTGCGGTCCCCACTCAATGGTAATTGAGGAAATACCAGCGGAAAACCAGAACACACCATTTATATACCACTTCTTCTTCTTCGGAGAAGCGTAATATTCTATTGTATATGAGTTTCCTGCCGTTACATCATAATAGGCGTCAAACGCCCCTACATGTGTCTTTATGCGGTTAATGTATTGGGGGCACACCCACGTAGCGCTCCCTGATATTAATAAAGACCCAGAAGGTATTGCCAGTGTCGCAGGGGAAGCAGTAATAACAATATCACTGTCTATCAAGGTACCATCAGCTGCATTTAAAGCCCCCACGTCCCATCCTGAATGCCCAGAAACAGTAGCGTGCCATGGTGTCCCATAAGGGAACCAATGCTCATTTTCATCTGTCCAGCTTTGTCCCCCAACATGTAATGTAATTGTCTGATTGGGGCTTTGCTGTATTTTTAAATAAAACTCTCCATTTTGGAGAATTTGATACGTTTTATTATTTTTTAAAGTACGTACAGCTGTGCTGCCTCCCGCTGCTTCATTACCTAAATAGGGGGTAATAGGCATAAATAATATCTGATTGTCAATTAATAACGGCAACCAATTATTATCTGTATTACATTCCTCTTTTCGTGTGTACAATGAAATGGGGTACGTTTTATTTGCCTTACTATCATATATTTTTAAAGAGTGGTTTGAATGACTCATTCTATCCACATCTCCCCATTAGGAAAATAAAGGTGACCATTTTCCCCTATAATGGGGTTCTGCACCCACCCTGTCCATCCCCCATTGTTATATGTGTTATACCAAATAACAGTCTGGTTTTTAGCATTATTGACACCAACCACTTGAACAGTAACGCACTTATTGGACACATAAAAGACCTGTCGTATACCCCAAGATACATTAGGGGGCATGTTTATCTGTGTGTTGCCATCTATTAAATGGGGCTGGTTTAGGGGGTTATAAGGGTCATCTAAGGATACAAGGAGACAATCACTAAGCCCCCCATTATTCGTTGCAGCAGCCAGTGTTTCTTCTTTTTTAGCATATTTTTGTTCACTAACTTGCCTTGTATCATAAGCAGCGGGGTTCCATGTTGCAGCCTGTTGTGCGCTTTTTGCGGCAGCTTGTGCAGATTGTGCCGCCTGTGTTGCCTGTGCGGTTGCTTTGGTTGCTTGCTGCTTTGCTCCTGCTTGTGCCTGAAAAGCCTGTTGAGCTGCTATAGTTACTTCTTCTGCCTTACTAAGTACAGTTTGCATATAAGTGTTTACTTCATTTAGCACAGAGACGCATTGAGACCACAGGTCTTTTGCAATTAAAGCCCATGAACGGCTGGATTGTGTCTTACCTGTCGAAGACTCTGTATCAGTTTGTCCGTCAGGAGAATCCGTTGATATTGCCCATTCTTTAGCTTTGTTCTGTGCAGCCGCTGCCTGTAAGCTGGCCTGGGCAGCACCACTTGCAGAAGTTTCCCCCGCCTGTTTTAAGGCATTGAGCCTATTTAAATAGGTGTTTCCTGTCTGTGTAATGCCCTGCACCTGTTCCTGTCCTTTTGCTTTCAATTCATTCAAAAAGGACTCTTTATTTGCTGTAATATAATGTAGCGTAACCGCATCTGTAGGGTCTTGAGGGTCTAAAAGATTAATAATGCGGTGCATACGTGCATCCCAGGCCTGTGCCACTTCAGACAAAGCCATACCCCCATCACGTACTTCATCTCTGGTTTCTTCCGCCAAGTGCAGCAGCTGTACTTCTTGTACAGACATATCGACTGCTTTTAGTACAGACGCATCTTTCCAGGCTACCAGTGGCTGTGTAGTGGTCTGCCTTACAATTTCTATCTTCAGGTTAGTGGGAGATGCCAGGGTAATCTTTTTATCTTTTACAGTTTATTCTGTTCCCTGTATCAGTTCTTTTCGTGTCTCATTATCTATCAAGCGTACTTTAACAAAAGCCTTGCGAAGATAATCAAACGAAAAAGAATAGACCCGCTGTGTCCCATTGCCCTGGTATGTCACCTGTGTTTTTCTTTCGTCAGCCATAAGGCTCCTTTCCTGTAAAAAAAATAGAGGGCCATTAAGACCCTCTCTGTATTTAAAAATACCTTAATGTTTTATCCATTCTAAGAAAAGAACAATAATGGAAACACCTGCATAGAAGTTTATAAACACTTGAAGAATATGCCAAAAGAGACTCCACCCAGTATAATAGTCCCAGATTTCTTTGCTGTGTATCGTGTCATAAATACGTAAACGTATCTTCTTCTCCTCGGGACTTAACGAATACCAGTTTTTATCCCATTCGCCTGTATAACCCTCATGCATGTTTTATC